TTAATAGCACTGGGGTCGCCATAGCGACACGAAGGTTTTTTCTGGGAAGAGTCTTTAGTCCATTGTCTTTTGCTTGCGCCTGGAGCGTATCTCCTGGCTTTTGGGGTGAGGGTTTTAAGCAACTGACTATTGTTTAAGTACCGTGATTATCTCTGCCATCGGCAGACACGCGAGCGACCGAAGGGAGCGAGCGCCGAATTTTTCGGACTTTGATATGCGCATGGGTTTGTGTTGGGTGACTGTCTGCATGGGGGTTTGAGCGTGGGATTCCCCGTTAGGATTCCTAACAGGCTCGCTTTGGGGAGATTTGATTCTTTCGGGGTTCTGTGCAATAATACTCCTATCGAACTCGGCAAGTGGCTGGGCGATAGAAAGCAAAGAAAATGACATCTACAACATCAACACCTAAGGTAACTGGCAAGGTCATCGCTTCACTCGTGAAGGATTACCAAGCCATCGTGAAGGGTAACGAGTCTGCGATTCGTGCGTTCATCGTTAAGGCTCACAAGTCACCAGCACGCGACTTGGAAGCAACTCTCAAGGAAGCGTCAAAGGCTGGCGCTATCTCTGCTATCCGTCCTGCTTATGCAAACTATTTTGGATTGGCGAATACCTGCCTCTCACTCAAGGGCGCCGATTCTGTCGCGGTTGCTGACTTCATGAAGGAAGTCGCTATCGCTCAACGCACACTCAAGAAGGAGGGCGCTCTCGCTCTCGTGGCTCGTGTGACTTCATGGGGCGAGTTCTCAAGCGCTACACGCGAGGCAGAAGCAACCAAGAAGGCTGGCAAGCCTGAGGGCAAGGGCAAGAAGTCAAAGAAGGTCGCTATCGAGGGCGAGATTTCTGCGAACGCTATCGTGAGCATGGCTTTCGGATTGTGGCAAGAATTGGAAGATGTCACTCTCGATTCTCCTGAGGCGATTGCTCAAGCGGAAGCGTTTGCTAAGTGCTTGGCTCAAGCCGTCACCTTCTCAAAGGGTGAACTCGCTAAGTCTATGAAGGCGCACCCTGTAAGCGCATAACGCGCCACGAGTTAGCCCCCTATCGCTTCGGCGGTGGGGGGTTTTCTCATGCCCAAAATCGGGGCAGAATTCCCAATCAAAATTGGGGCGCGGAAAAGTTTGTGTTGGAGGTACAGCAGACATGGCGTTGCGAGTTAGGATTCCTAACCACCGACCAAGCGAAGAAAAAATTTGTGTTGGTTTGTGTCGGGGGCAGGAAGCCAGCCATCGGCGTTATTCGATAAATCCAGTCATCGGCGTGGACTAGGGAGATTTGGTTCTGTGACCCTAATCACCTATACTGGTGGGAGTGGGGGCAACCATGCCTTCGCACCGTTAGGATTCCTAACACTCACTCGAAAGGTAACACTCATGTATCTAACCACAGGCGACATGCTAGCAGTAATGATTGCGCTAGTAGTGTCTGTAACCCTAGTAATCACCACCGCCCTAGCCAACGCTAAACTCCAGCGCAAGATTGACCGACTACGCACCCAGCGTTGGGAAATCACCAAAGAGTACGAATCCATCATCGCCGACATGGAGCAGAAGTAATCATGTCTATATTCCGTAAAGAGAAGAAAGTCACTCTCACACGCAACCAAGCCATGCACATCTCTTACTGTCTAGAGAGATTGCGCCTCGGCTACGATAACGCTGGGATGCTCAGTAATGAGCAAGTCCTCGATTTTGAGGACATCCTAGATTTCCAAGTGTGGGGTTCGGAGTATGTAGCCAACCGCACAACTGTCCGTCAAGCACTATCAAGGACATGGTGAGTAGCCATGTCTAATAACCAAGCAGGTCTTACAGACGACGAGTTCGCCTGTCTGCTCTTTCGCTCATGTGGCGTACCCGATGCCACCCGTCTCCATAACCTTGGAGATGGACACCAACTAGCCTGTGGCTTCTGCACAGGAGAAAAGAAGGTAGCATAAATGGAAAAGAAAATTTCTATAAATACTTGGCCAATTTCCACCTGCGAGATATGTTGGGGCGATAAATTCTGCCCTGATTGCGGAATGGAGGTAGTCTAATGCCTGATACATCAGAACTAGACAGCCCTACAGGGTTTGGGTATATAGACATGCGTCTATGTGACGGATGCTATCGCCCTAACCACATTTTCGTGGAGTCATATGCCAAGCGCGAGTTATGTCTCAAGTGCCACGAGAGATACGGTGAGTTGGAAGGCGTTAGGATTCCTAACGGCGAGACCTATCCTGTGCTAAATGAGGACATTCTAAGATGTGATGTATGTGAACTGCCAGCACTTGAGGATTCGCTCAACTGGTCACTCACCACAGCATATCTAGACGATGCCACAACTGAAATCGTGGCACACTTCAGTTGCAGTAATAAATCATGCGACCAATGCGACAAGCGGTATGCACATAACCAGCAGAGACAGTGGCGCAGTATTTACACAATCTCTCACGACCAATTCAACAGCAATACAATCATCGAAGGGAACAACCATTGTGAATCATGTGCCAAGAAGTTTTGGGAGGAGCACGATGAAAATGATTACTTCGAGTGCGAGTTTTGCCTATCCCATACCCACGATGACAATTCAGGGTGGTGGAACTCAACCCGATACTGTGAAGGATGTATCGAGGCTAATGTCTACCACTGTGATGACTGTAGCGAGCAACGCTGGGAAGGTGACGACCACTACTGTGACAGTGGTGACAATGACGATGACGAGTCGCTCATCCATAATTACAACTACCGACCTAGCCCCTTCTTCTTTGGAGAGGGCAAGTATCACTTCGGCTTTGAGTTAGAAGTCGAGGCTCGTGGTAATGGTCGTTATGACGGGGCTATGCTGGTGCAGAATACATTGGGCGGTCACGCCTATCTGAAAGAGGACGGCTCTCTCAATGACGGCTTCGAGATTGTCACTCACCCACACACGCTTGAGAAGTATCACACTGACTTCAACTGGGGCGTGTTAGATAAACTCAAGGCTCAAGGCTATCGGTCATGGAACACCAACACTTGTGGCATCCATGTCCATGTATCGCGTAACGCTTTCGGTAATGGCGACCCGTGGGATTATCGAACACCTAACAGACACCGTTCACAGTTGATTCTCCAGCGCCAGTCTCACGAACTTAGGTTCATGAAACTTATCTACGATAATCAACGCCAAGTGGAGCGCATATCGGGTCGTTCAAGTGACCGCTATGCAAGTTTCGGAGATAAGGGGCAACTCGTTCGCAAGGTTAAGAGTGGCTACCAAGAAAATGGTAGGTTCTCTGCTATCAACACCGAGAACGATGACACGATTGAGATTCGTGTGTTCAAGGGTTCACTACGCAAGGAGCGAGTGCTATCCGCTATCGAGTTCGTCCATGCCTCTGTGGAATACACACGAGACATCAAAGTAACGAGCAAGAATCATGCACTGTCATGGCTCAAGTTCACAGGTTATGTCGCTACCAATGCGGAACTATATCCGAACCTAGTAACAATCATGAGCGAATCGTTCGCCAATGATAACAACCCCGATGAGACAGATAACTAATCGTTAGGATTCCTAACAGAAAAGAGAATCACAAATGTGTATGTTATGCGTAGTTCCACCCAATGTAATTCCGTCTCGTGAGATGCTAGAAAACTCTGCTCTCAACAATCCACACGGATTCGGGTTTGCTATCGTTATCCCTAGTGAGAAGCGTATCCATGTCGAGCGTACTATGAACGCCGATACATCTATCAACCGCTTCATCGAGATGCGTGGCAAGTATCCCGAAGGATATGCCCTATGGCATGCTAGATTCGCCACTCATGGCTCAACCACAGTTGACAACTGTCACCCGTTCAAAGTTGGCAAAGATGAGCGCACTTACCTAGCACATAACGGTATCCTGCCTATCATCGAACCTAATGGTGATACTCGTAGCGATACGCGTATCTTTGCAGAGGACTTGCTACCTGCTATCGGTGGCGTAGCCTCACTAGATAATCCACAGGTACAGAATCTCATCGAGGACTTCACTACTGGGTCTAAGGTCTGCGTACTTACAGTGCATCCTGATGCAAGGTTCCAGTGCTACCTATTCCATGAGGAGAAGGGCTGGCGTGATGACACCAATGTGTGGTGGTCTAATGACACATGCTATCTGCCTAAGCCTTACACCTACAGCGGAGATAATAAATGGTACTCAAAGCAACCGTTAGGATTCCTAACCAAGCACGATGAAGAAGTCGTATTCTATGAGTGCAAGGTATGCGAACTCGTGGTAGATGAGGAGCAACTATGGGCTAGTGGTCTAGGTGATGACTATTGCCCACAGTGTGGCTCATGCTACCAATGTGACACTTACATGGCAGATGACCTATGCTACAAGGGTAGCAAAGACGATGCTAAATGGTGGGCTAGACAAGGTGGGTGGGACTGGTGATGCGCGAGGATATAGCACGAGCAATCGTCAATGCTGGTCTCACTTACTCTATCGAGCAAGACCCAATCTATATGCGAGAAACTACACTCGAGAAAGTTGTCAATGCTGTCATGGCAGTGATAGAATCGGAGAGTCATGAAGAAGCATAAGCCAGTACCACCAACGCCCTACTACTACGGCAAGAGAGCCGAACTATTCCTGCACGATGCTCAGACAGCATTACTGCAGGGAGATACAACCAAACACGCACAACTAATGCTTCGAGCCACGGAGTATTATGAACTAGCGGGTCAACTTCCGCTAGAGAAAGAAGATAATGAATAAATATAAAGAAGCGTTATGTTGTAAATGCTTAGGTGCAATCCTTGTACTTGAGCATGACAACGCAGACTTCTATTGCAATTCGTGTGCTTGGGCTAAGTTTGGTGGCGTTAGCGTTCCTAACGCCCCAAGCGGAGGTCTAGGCGTATGAGAATCAGCAACGATAATCCCAACTTCTCTACATGTGGAGACTGCTCTAACGAACAGTACGACCCTGAGTGGTGGTTTCCAATAGAGAAGGCAGGTCGCATAGACTGGTCTCATACATACGAGGCTAACACTGCTCGCACTATTTGTAAGTCATGCCCGTTACTGGTAGAGTGCAGAACCTACGCTCTCAAGTATCACGGATTGACTGGGATATGGGGCGGTTTAGATAGACACGAGAGGCACGATATGCAAGTAGCACTACGAATAACAACCAAATCATGGGAGTTAACTTATTCCTATAACGGGGTTGCATAATGAGCCAAGATGACTATGACCACTTCGTTGGAAGTGTATCAGAGCAACTGATGCTCATGCTTTGGACTTCGCTTGCAACTGTAGGCGCAGTTAGTATAATCATATTCCTAGCAATCCGTTAGGAATCCTAACACCCGAACAGAAAGAAAATAAATGCCAAAATATAATGTAACAGTACAACTAATCGGTAATGACGGCAACGCCTTCAATATCTTAGCGCAAGTCAATCGAGCACTTCGTGATGTAGCAACTCCTGAGGAGATTGCAGAATATCAGAAGGAAGCCATGAGTGGGGATTATGATAATCTCCTACGCGTGACTCAAGAATGGGTTGAGGTCGCCTAATGCTAGGATACACAGATAAAGATTTGCAGAAGTTCATTAGCAATCTTGTTGGTATCGAAGCAACTCCTGAAGAAGTAGCAAAGATAAATGAAGTCATCGACTTCTTTGAAGGGCTACTATCGGAAGGACACTTCAATGGGTGAACCACGCCTAGAAGATGACATAGCACTAGGAAAGAATCAAGACTGTGACGACTGTGAGCAATCAGACGATGATTGCACATGCTCCGAGTCTGTATACGATACGCTAGAGGAGATGTATGACGACCTTTAGCATCAGTGTCGAAGAACTAGATTCAGGTATAGACCCATTATCTGTGGAGGGCATGATGGACTATATCCTGTTGAGGTTAGAGTCTCAGAATATATTGCGTGTTACGAATATAGTTCAAGACTACTAGCCGTTAGGAATCCTAACAGCCCCTCACCCGTAATTGGGTGGGGGGTTTTTCTATGCCTACTTTTTGTACCAACCTTCGCCAGTCTTATGCTGGCACTCGCATCCTTTGCATTGGTCATGCAACGCAATAGCAATATAAGTTTCTTTCATCTGATTAGCCTTGCCACCTGCGGTACACTTATCACATATCATTTGGTGTGTGTCCTTTTTCTTTTGCCACATCAAACGGTAACTTTTTACCCTGAGGTAGTGGACTTTTCTTTTTCTCTTGCGCCCTGCGGTCAGCACGATTTGAACCCGCGGTAGCGGAAGTTTGTGTTGGATAGACATTGGCGTCATTTTCTGATGGCTCCACGAAGTCTGGAGAGAAGATGGCAGCACTCTGTACAAGGTCTATGTATTGGTGGAACAAGTCAATAAAAATATACACCTGACTAATGAGATTGCCAGACATGACCTCTACATCTTGCAAAAGTTTAACATCGTCCTCAGCGAGAGCATCAGTCCAAGTCTTGTCCTGCATCTTCACTTGTAACTTCTGGTACGTCTCCATCACTTCGTCTATCTTCATTATCTTGCTCATTGACCTGCTCCTCTGTGTAGTCCCGTTCCTTACGTGGGCGTTGCCCACCAAGAAAGTTAAGTAGATTGTTGACTGCACGATTGACACGCATACGCGCAGCATCCTCAGTCACTGACAATTCCTTAGCCAAGGTAACATTATCACATCCATCACCGAAGCGCAGATAGATAATACTTAACTGTTCATGGGTTAAACGGACCAATGCCCGTTCAATGTCAGCCATCATAGCAAACCAGTTACCACCCTCAGAGGCGACTTTCTTGCTATTGGTAAATCCTAAATCCGTCATAGCAGGTGCAGACTTATCCTTACGCAACACTGCTGGTAGCAATACTTCCACAACCTCACGGTCATAGTAATAGTTATCTTCAACCTTGTAGCCTACAGCACGAGCCTTTTCCTTCTGACAATAATCTTTAGCAGCATTACGAAGAGACCTAGCAATCAGTTTGATACACTGCTTACTTTCTAACTCTTCCCATGTCTTAACCTTGTTAGGATGCTCAAGAAACCATACCCATAGTTCCTGACGAATATCATCGGCATCACACATGTGATACTTACGAGAATACTCGTAGGCTATAGCACCAACAACGCCTGAATAGGTTTCAGTAACTACCACTTAAAAGTTTTCCCATCAACAGTGAATGACTGATTGATGATAGGTACTATCTGCGGGGTTACATTCTTACCATCGATGTGCAAGATACCAAAGCCTTGTTGCCATGTGAATAGCCCTGCCTTGATATACTTTGCATTACGGTAATCCATAAGATTACCAAGTTCCATGCCCCAGATAGTCTTAGGCTTACCACCACGGTATGTCTGGGTCTGATGTGTCAAGCCCATGCGGTGCGTGTGACCACACACTACAGACATGCCTGAGCGCTTCGCTAAGCCCAATGCAGTAGCGCCAGCCGTAGGCTGTACGTTTCCTTCATCGCCGTGCATAAGCAACCAGCCAGGTGCTAGTTCGTATGGGTCAGTATGATATTTAATCTCGAGTTCATCGAGACCAAGAAAGTTTTCTAACTGCAACTCAGGCAAGCCAAGAAGTCCTGGCGCTCTCATAGCAACAGTGTTAAACAAGCGGTCAGTATGGTTACTGCGCACCATGTGCTCAATCGTTAAGTCATACAGCACACTGCGTGTAAGGTCACGGTCACGACCAATAGAGCGTTCATACTCTAGTTCAGTACCCTTTGACCACTTACTGATTGTCTGCATATCCATCTCGTCTCCACAAGAGACGACTGTCTCAGGTTGATACCATTGGATAAACTTAGCCACTGCCTTCGTGGCTTCTACATCGTGATATGGAACCTGCAAGTCGGATATACAAACTATGTTTTTCATGGCTTCTTCTTTGTCGTTTTCTTAGCACGTCGCTTGTTCTCAATACCGACATTCTTCTTCTTACTAATCACACGAAGATTAGAAATACGGTCATCGCCTGCGCGACCTTTGTTATTTTTGTGGTCTACTTCTGAACCTTTTGGTAGGGTTTTTCCTGTGGCTTTTTCATAATCCACACGAGCCTTATTGCTAGAAGTAGTAGTGGTAGTGCCATCTTTTTTCTTACGCTTGAAGACATAGATTGGTCTCCCACCATTTTGTTTGCTGCCTTTATAGGGTCCGAAAATTTTCATTCTGTGGGCCATTTACCTTTCAGTACGAGTATGGAAATGATAGCATAGTTTGCTAAATCTCTAAAGGAATCCTCGAGGGATTCGTGTGCGGGTGTGTCGTGGCGATTGCTGTCTAGCAGATGATTGATGCGAGCCATCTTGTCATGCATACGAACACGCAGACCATTGATAGCACCGCCAGGGGCTAATGAAATATTAGTTGGACCATAGTCATGATGCTTAGATAACAGGAGAGTATTCAGTTCATCAGATACTGTCCAGACATCTAACTCTAGTTGAGAAGGTTCATAGTCGTCTCTATCAGATACGTTAAAACCATTGTACAGCACTGCTTTTACAGCACCCATCTCATTCTTGTCCATTCTCTCTTAGCATCCTCTCGATGTTTTTAATTCCTGCGTCTGCTTCTTCTGCCACCACTGACTCCTCAATGAAGTCATCTAGTTCATCACTAGAGGCGTTGACAAAAAGGAATGCTGTATCTTGTACCACTTGGTAGGCTTCTTCTAAGTCACCATGGTCTATCATGTCGGATAGAACCTGTAGGAACTGAAATAAATCGAATGAGTATTTAGGTGTAACTCTTACATCCCATGTAAACTCAACGCCTACATGGTCTAGAAAGTCAAACAGGTCGGTGGTCTTGTAGTCGCAATCTGCGGTCTCGCAGTTGACTACGCCATCTTTATCAGGAAACAACATCTACAACACTTCCAATCTTCTGTTGGAAATATTCTACACCATATTTTAAATACATGCTGTTCACATCGTCACCATCAGGCATCTGTACCACGACTAGGTTGCCTAGTTCTTTAGCAAGATGCTTAGCAAAGTCAGTGCCAGCACTGTCGCCGTCAGCAAAGAGAAATACTTTATCAAAGTCAGCAAGGAGACGCGTGTAGTGCTTCTTCCAGTTGTTGACTCCTGGGACACCCACCGCAGGTATGCCACAAGCAGTATCGAGTGTAATCGTGTCGATTTCACCCTCACAGATAGATATATATGAGGAGGCTTTGAAGAACGCACCAACGTTATAGAGATGGGTAGTCGCACCCGTAAGCCCCATATACTTCGGCTCCGATAAATCCATGGAACGGAATCTAAGGTCAACCACCCCTGAACGCGTGATGTACGGAATCGCAAGTCTGTTGACATAGTTCTCATGCCCCGTCAGTGGCTCTAGAACGACGCCCAATCGAGCGCGTGTTGCCTGCTCGAGAGTTATTCCCCGCTCTGCGAGATAGTCCTCCGCCTCGTGTAGAGCGCTGTGGTAAAACTTTGCCGCTTTGGTTAAAGATTCTCTCTGCGATATTGATTGCTTCACGGAATTCGACTCCTTCTTTCTGCATAATTATAGCATAACCATCACCCTTCATCTGACAGGCGAAGCAACAGAAAGCGTTATCGTCTCTCGTTGCTGATGCAGATGCGTGACTATCACTATGGAATGGACACTTCATACCAAACCAACCACGTCGAGTTGGCACGTTAGCCCCATAGTATTCTAAGATAACTGCGATATCAGGTTTATCGTATTTCATTTATCTAGAACCTTTCTAAGCAAGTCAATCCATACATGTACAGGCATAGTAGCATACCAATCTCCAGGATTACCCCGTCCCTTTCGCTTGTGCACTACTACACCTGTCCACGCCTTGTCGTTAGTCATCTCGACTATCAACTCTTCTACCCAGCCAGCCAAATCCATCTTGGCATGGTTCTTAATCTCGATGGTAACTCCAGGAATCCCAGAGATATCACCTTTATCGAGGGTCGCGCCAGCAAGTCTACGGTCTACATATGGAAACCATTCCTTGAGGTATTTTACTACATCTCGTTCGGCTCCTGCACCTTTAGCCTTGGCAGCGCGACCACCCATTACTTAGTACCAGCCGTGACGGTCATGGAAGGCTAACGCCTTCGTTGGAGTTCCGTAACGGTGTTGGATATATTTCAATCCTAAATCAATCTGACGTACCATAGGAGTCTTCTCATCCATGTTTAGTAGTTGAGGGATACCATAGGCAGTTGAGCGTGGGTTGTCTGCTGTGTAATCCCAGCGAGATTCTTTATCCCACAATGCAAAGAGTGCTTTCCACTCATGCTTGCTCTCGTATGTCGTAAGCACCTTGTGCCTAGCGACTCGCTTTGCTAGTCTCTTCATTTCTGATAGAGAGACGTAACTTAGATTCTTGCATGTTGCTGTTGCGTCGATTGCCCGCATTTGTCCTTCTAGGAACATCGCACCCACAGCGTGGGGTAGAGTTCCCGCAAAGACTACAGCAGCCATTATCCAAGCGTATGTTGTCAGTTTCATTATTACTCCTCAATTGGTGCGGTTGCCTGTGTTCCACAGTCAGCACACTCCATATCTAGAAAATACATACTTATAGAACCATACTCATCGAATGATGCTTTCAGGTTCCATATGAAACTCCCACAGATGCATACACTGGTAGGTTCACCACGTACATCCATCGCCCTTGTATAATCTGGTTTTAGTTCTGTTATATGTTTAGTCATCGTCTTCCCATTCTTCTGGGTCTACATCTACTGTAGGAAGACCCCAGTTAGGGTCAGGAATAATTGGGTCAAAGATGCTCATTTTAACCTTTCAGCAATGTCAGAGACATCCATATATTCGGGGTTAAAGTTCAACCAATAGGCAGTATTGCCTGATGGGTCTGCCTTTCCATACCGATTCTTCACTGGTGCTATGGCAATAAAGCCAGGGGCATCAGTACCCACGGTACAGATAAGAGCAGGTAACTGTGCAACCATACCCTGCAGAGCAGAGCGTGGTTGACACGGTGTACCTGTATAGGACTCCTTCGTATGATGAAGTACTAAAACAGCAGCGTTAGTATCTCTTGCGAGGTACTTGAGTTCTTTCAGAGTTGAACGCATATTCGCAAACTCTTCTCCGCCATCGTTAGCGATATCCATAAGGTTATCAATAACAATGAGAGTTGGCGAACAGCCCCACAACTCCTCGAAAGCAGACACCTCTTGGTCAAGGTCATCAAGCGTTGGGCTTGACTCGAATGACCAAAAGATGTGCCCCGAGTTCTCGTTAATGGTCTTACGACTACCAGCAACATCAGACTCAAGCAAGTGTTCTGCATCAGTTTGAGGTTTGCCAGTAATCATAGACAGCAGGCGCATAGCCATAGTGTGAGCATTGGTATCAGCACTCACGTATAATGTTGGAACCTTTGCACGAAGTGCAATGGCTAAAGCAACGGAAGACTTACCAGCACCAGGTGTACCAGCAATCATCGAAATTTCGGCACGTCGAAATACGATTTTATTGATATCAAAGGTACAAAAGACTGTTGGTAGCGGTTCGCCACCTATGTCCTTCGAGCCTACGGCGCGGGCAAGTGTTCTCATTGTTTAGAAACTATTCCATTCTGCATCGCCACGGCGAAGCCATACTGGTTCGCACTGGTCAGGAGTTCCCTTAGGTGAAGGGCACATATATGCCTTCCATGGTCCCTTAGCCCCTGAACCTGTACGCTGTGACATTACACCATGCTTACAGGACTTGCCAGTTGGACCAACCGTTGAAGCAGTTTGTGTTGGATGTGCAGTATGGTCTACCTGTGTGTTAGGAAACTGTGCACGGATATTCTCTACTGCCTGTGATGAGTTAGACGGTGCACCGTAAAGTGACTTACCCATCTCTGTTAGTAGTGATTGGGATTCTTCTACCCCTACCACTGATTCGAGTGCCTCGCAGAATCCAGCGTAAGTCTCATGTGCGACTACAAAGATTCTCCCGTCAGGCAACTTGCTACTGACTTGGAAATTACCAGTCATTGGTGTTTCTCCTTTTCTTGTTCATGTTTGAACCCTAGTTCTTCCACTTCATCTACCATATCATCTATGTCCCTGATGAGCGGAACTATACTGCTAAGAAACGTGTCCATTAACAAACTTACAGGCAGATACTACACCACATCTACCGCAGTTAGACAAGTTAGGCAGGAAGATAGTCTCTTTCCTAGCCTTATCAAAAGTATTGAGGATGTCCTCTATGCGTTCAGGATGTAGGTTCTCAAGGTTCCACAGGGTCACATGACCAGTACGTGCATCCCAGAAGCCTGCTCGATGAACAGAAATCCCTTGCTTCTGCAGTGCCCACGCATAAACTGCTAGTTGCAAAGGATGCCTCTGGGATGACGCACCTGTTTTGATATCAAGGAGCACCCGATTCCCCTCGAAGTCGACCATAACGCGGTCAATTGCCATTTTGACCACTGTGTTATCAAGTTCAATCTCGTATTGCTTTTCAACAAAATCTTCATAGACAGACCAGTTCTTGCGGAACTCAATCCATTTATCCAGCATCCAAATGCCTTCGCCATACCACCATGACATGTCTTCCTTCTTGGCGTACTGCCAAGTGTTCATGTCACCGTGTAGCGCTTCATCTTCGGCTACTTGGTCATACCACACCTTGTTCCAAATGTCTTCAGAGGTTCCACCTTCAAGGTCATAGACTTCAGTGGCTTTGTGGACGGCAGTACCGCCAGTGAACCATACGGCATGAGGCTCTGATGCGCCCTCTACCTTGGTTAGATAATACTTCCAGCCACATTCTTGCCAAGTGCTGAAAGAGGAATAGGAAATATGCTTAGGTAATTCATTCATGGAAGTACTATACCACAACCCTACGATACGGGTTTCTTAAAACCTGCCTGAGTCCTGATTTTAAGAAACGCCCCCCTACCCCCCATAGAAAATAATGGTGGTTCAGGGAGTTGGATTCAGACGTTGCCGTCATCCCTCATTTGAAGTTTCCGCCCCACGGTTGCCCGCCCGAATATGATACACTACAACCATGGAAAAAAAGATTCGGAACCGATGGTTCCAGTATGGGCGAGTCTCAGGCTTTGCTTTAGGAATTAACATTAGCAGATACAGCATCGGGATTGAATTAGGGTTCTGGTATATAGGGGTAGAACTGTAGTGGCTACATACCAATACGAGTGTGCTGGCGATGGCGAGACGATATTAGTAACTCGCCCAATGACTGAGCCAGAAGGTGAATACTTCTGTGAGACTTGTGGAGATAGGTTAAAACGTGTCTTTACTGCGCCACCTGTGAAGTTTAACGCTGGTGGATTCTACTCAACAGGCGGATAAACAGAAAAACCCCCCATCTTAGTATTTCTACTAAAACAGGGGGTTTCTGAAAGGCTTTCGCCTTACTTAGAGCCACGTCCAAATTCAGGTGCTGATGTATCAAGCGCCTTTAGGATTGGACCAACTAGACCAGCGAGGAACGCTGTAGCAAGGGTCTTAGGGTCATGCTGACCTGCTGTATAGAGCGCAACTGCAGATGCTGCAGCAGCACGGAAATACGACAGACCAATTGACTTAATTTTTGCTGTATCGAACATGTGTTCTCCTTCGTAAATCTGTACTTATGATTTAAATACAGGCTTGCCAAATCCTACCACATAGACTGGTAGAGACTTCTTTAAAGCCGCGCCATTCTTTTTCTTGTAGGCACGTTTCTTGAGGCATACTTGACCACCATTACGCTGGTCGCCCTTCTTATCTGGGGCTGTGTTGCCTTCGATGCAAGTTACAGTTCCGTCTCCGTTGTCTCGAACCACGATTCCAACATGTGAGATACGGTCAATCCCATCCCCAGGAAAATCGAAGAATACGATATCGCCAGGAAAAGGAGTCGCTTCTTCGGCTTTCTCGAACTGGTCTTTCTTGATGAAAGCCTGAGCGCCTGCAAGTGTTGAAACGCAGTTAGGAATCTTGAGACCGACTTCATTTGCACACCAATTCACGAAAGAGCCACACCAAGGCAGGAAGTTAGCCTTAGTGAAAGCACCATACTTAGTTTCATTGTCCTTTGGACCTTCGACAACACCGATTTCTGCTCGGGCTATCTTGATAAATTCATTACGCTGACCCATTATTCCCCTGCCTTCTTGTCAACCTTCGCAAAGGCTGCATTGATTTCCGATATAGTTAATTTGCCATCATCGAGGAATCCTCGAGCAAGGCGTTCAACAACAGTTGCAACTCCCAGAGTACCCGCAAGTACCACAGCCTTCGCTGTCGAGATTCCCACAACCGCACCCGCACCTATCACCGATAGACCTGATGCTGCAAATACTGCAATTATCCGAGCAAGTATGTTCCATACGCTGTTTACCATTATTCGTCCTTCGGATTGCGTAACGGATAGGTAACAGCCCAAGCAACAAGTGTGCCTGCAATTGCATAACCAACTACCGTCTTTGCTGAACCATCAAGGACTACCCAAGCAATAAACATGCCTAGTAAAGTCCATAGTTGTTCAACCATATCTTTGATTATCTTCTTCATGGTTTTCTCCTATAGGCTGCTGCTGCACCTGCTGCACTAACGGCAGCCTGTCCAGCGATAACTGATGCGACAATAATTTTTTCTGATTCTGTTCTTTCTTCATCTGACATGTCAGCACCGATGCTTGCAATAGCAAGTAATGCCTGAGCAGGGTCAGTAAAGATTGCTTCAATGAGGGCTGCTGGGTCAGCAAGTATTACCAATGCTGCAGCAACTTCGGCTGTAATTACAACCTCATTACCATTTTCATCTTCACGTACCTCAACTGGTGTCTCAGGTGGTAAATCTGCATAGGTCAAACCTGCATCAGCAATTGCTTGCGCAGTTACTGGCTCGCCTTGTGCCTGTTCGATGATTGCTTGTGCTACAATCTGTTTTTCTTCATCCGTAGCATTTTTATCAGCAACAGGAGGTTCATCTTGAGGCACAGGTGGCATAGGCTCTATTGGAAGTTCCGCTGGTGGTTCTTCTTCAGGAAGTGGCGGTAATGGAGCGACATCTTCGATTGGTTCCTCCACTGGTACAGGAGGAGGGTCTAAAGGCAAAGGCGGTAAAGGTTCCTCGACAGGCATTGGTTCCTGTACGGGTACGGGCGCTGGCTCAGCAATTGGCTCTGGCTCAGCGACTGGCTCAGGACTTGGAAGAGGAACTGGTTCAGGGGCTGGAGGAGGGTCTGCAATTGCCACAGGTTCTGGTTGAGGACTTGGTACTGGCACGGGCTGAGGCGCAGGAATTGGGGTTGGCACTGGCTCGGGTTGCAACACTGGCGGGGATACTGGAGCAGGAATAGGTGTAGGTTCCACCGCAGGAGGCGCTGGAGGGGTCACAGGGACGTTTACAGGCTCCTGTGGTACACTCGGTATCACTACTGCTGTAGAAGTATCTAAAACCGTGGAGGTGTCAGATGGAGTTGCTAATACTGTTGGGGTTTCTACTGGGCTGGGCGACGTGCTGGGTTCAGCAGTCGCGGTACTTGAATCGGGTACAGGAGACGGCGACGGAGACGGCGAAGGGCTTGACGAAGCAGTTGCACTCTCGCTTGGAGACGGTTGTGGCTCAGGAGATGGAGATTCTGAAACTGTCGGAGAAGGTGATGGCTCTGGAGCGGGAGTTGGATTTACTCCGTTATAGAACCTAAGCGGTCCAGAATAACTGGATGAGATGAAAGTTGTCCATTCACCAATAAAGCCACCTTCGCAGAACAACCTAGCGATGTCACCCTTACCATTAAAGAAAGAGTTGTCAGCGTCCCACCCAGTACGTGCGGTGTAGGTTTCTCCAGCAGGGTTAGCACAGACAATTGTTACATCTCTAACCATAAACTGTGGTGCACCAGCATTAGCAGATGGACTCCAGAAAAATGATGTCCCCAGAAGGATAAAGAATACTGCTAGTTTACTGTTGGTCTTTCTCGCAAAGAAGGAGATAGATTTGGTCAACTCGGGATTCCAATCGATTAACTTGGTCTTTCACGGAACCGCCCCCGTTTGGTCTTAATTCACTTAAGTAATGCTTTACTAACCAGCGTACTGAGGTGGCGAAACCACCCAGTATTGTCATGACCGCTACAATAAGCGCAGCCCAATCTGTAGCACTCACTATAAGACAGTCCTAACTGTGATAGCAAGAAGACCACCAAAACCTGAGAAGTTACCAGATGGTGGAGTCTTTCTTGAGAAGTTGATTTTCTCGATGACAGCCTGTACACGCTCACCAGTGGTGAAGTCCTGTACGTTGATGATGTCACCAAGTCGTTCTATTTGTTCAAGTGTTTGAATACGCTCCCACGCACGGCCTTCATACCCAGTCTTTACATTGTATCTGTCGGTTTCTACGTCGAAGCACCAAACTGGAAATTGAATCAGTCTCTGGCGTTCAGTGGCAGGTAGAGCCTTTGTTTGATAGCCCTTAAATACGGGACCGCGACTGGTATCGCTTGCGCTACGTGAGAGCGTAAACTTGTATGACAGGTACTCTTGTGGACCTTCTGGGTTAGTTGTAGCAGCCTCTGGGGTTCCTACAGCAGAATTGTATGTGATGATTGTATAGAGGTTGCCTGCAGCGTCAATGGCACGTAAGTCCATAGCGCCGTAGGTAAAGTCGCCACGACCACGGATTAATTTGAAGTTCTTAGGCTCAAGGGTTCCATAGCGGATAGCACCAGTAGTAACATAGCCAGTAGGTGCTAACTCTGTTGCTGATTCAAAATATACAGCACCGTCAGTAACTTCATACTCAGTGCAAAAAGCAAGGCGTGATGTTGTGCCAATAAAGGCTACAGATGTTGTGTAATGGTTGGTAGTCTGTGCATATTGTAAGTCATTAGCATAAGCAAAGCGTAGTGGTTCGTTCTCAATGGTCTGACCTAGGTCAATACGGACAAGTCCAGCATCGTAGGTTCCAATGGTTGTTGTAGCCCAAAGGAAACGGTCACGAGCAGCAAAGTCATAGACTGGCTGAGTGGTCTCAACAATAAGTGGACCATAGCCAATAGAACCATCTTGGTCATTAACAGCAGCAACACGGACACCTTTACTTGTGCCAATAGCCATATAGCCTAGATAGTAGTAGAGTTTTTCAACAATCTCACCAGGTGGAAGTTCTGCAGCAACCACAGCCTGTGTAAGCGTTGGCATAGCGCCACCAGAGGTAAGTGTGTACTTCTGAATGCTTGAATAGATGCCTGAGTGACCCGCTGTGTAGATAGCAGGACCAGATGCTGCTACGGTTGTGTAATGGTAATTAGTGTTAGGATTAGTATAAGTTGCTGTAGGTAGTGATGTAGCGGTAGGAGATAGTTCGTAGACTGCGTTATTAACGCATAGCACAATACGGTCCTTTACGAACTCCATAGCAGCATATGTAATAACAATACCAGTAGCAGTAAACATTGGTGACGGGATAGTTGTTGTATTATCAGTAAGCAACTTCTTGTACATATGTATCTTATTGGCTCCGCCAGCCACTGCATTAGTTACCCAGTATGCGTAAACGCCGTCGTCACAGATAGCATAAACAGCCTCATTGGTTCCTGCAATATAGTCAATAAAAGGAGTTACTGTGCCGTTTGCTGCAATCTTATCTACATCGTACTCATCGTGGAGTAAAACTCCTTGAGTTCCGCTCCACTGAATGGTGCGCAGATGTTGATTAGGATGCTGATGGTCTGTACCAGTTACTGCACCAGTTGTATTATGAACACTTGAAACATTCTTAAGTAGGCTTACTTCACCCTTAGTCCATACATTGACACCCTGTGAGTCATTAAAGCGATACTTAGTTGTTTCGCCTGCAGATGGGTCGTAGAACTTGATGCCCTGTCCAACATGGAAAGATGACTGTGAACGAATCCACCAACCTGTGAGTGACTGTTCTCCAGGCTCAGTACCATTGTCAAACTGGTCTTTGCGATACGGAGCAGTCTCACGCTGATATGGAACTTGGTCTGTAGGAGCAAGCATGAATGGGAGTCCACCAACAGCAATATCATAGTCTTCTGCGTTGTTGGTCCAAAAGCCTGTGGTTCCAGGATTACCTATGTTTAAGGGTAAATCTTGCGTAATGTCTGGTGATGCCACGTTACTCCTTAGATAGAAAAATTAGTGGGTAGTTTCTATCCATACCCAGGGAACTTACTAGATAACTAGAGTTGCTGCTTCTTCTTCGGTAAGCGGTGTTCCTGCTACCAACTTAGCCTTAGCAGATGTCTTGAGTGCAGCAAGTGCTTCTGCTGCTGCTGTGCGTTCTGCTTCTGCTGCAGCGTGTGCTGTTGCATCTGCTTCACGCTGTGCAATTTCTTCTGCAGTCAGGTCGCGTTCTGTAACGACTCCTGTTTCACAGTTTACTTCGATTACTTTTGTCATTTTATTTTCCCTATGAGTTCTTGATACCATAAAGGTATGCTGTTGTGTATTGTACGAATGAATTGCCACCGAAAGGAACTAAGTTAATAGTTGTAACTGCAGTGCCATTGGTAACTGTATTTCCAGACATATTCAAAACAAAGTTTGAGCCAGAATTATTTTCTGAAACACCTTCTGACCCAATACTTTTCACACCGCTAGAAGTATAATTTTGAATATAAATATCGCAATTAGAAAAATTTGAAGCAGTACTATTTGCGGCTGTTGCTGGTGCTACGATGTTGAAAGAAGTGTTTGTGCTAGTTCCAAGAGAAGTCGTAACAGCATAGAAACCACGCCATTGTCGCGCAGATTCACCATTAAATGTAATATCTATATCAGTGTAAATAGCGGCTTCGCCTGTTCTTAAACTGCATTTAATTAGTAAGTCAGAGTAAGTAGATGGGATGCTTGTAAAGTCAATAGAAGAAGCACCACCTGCTCCAACAGTAGAAGAAGCAATAAGTTCAAATGTATTTGCCATTATGCCGCCGCAATTCCGTAGAGAGTAAAAGTTGAACCATTTGTAAAAGTTTGACCGCCTCCAGCAATGCTAATTGCTATACTATTTATAGCGGCAGTTGAACGCCACAAAATACACATTTCAAGTGAAATGCTAGATGCCTCCCAGTATCTTCCAAGGACTGTTTTATAAGTAGTGGAATTTGAATAATTCATAAAATGATGAATTGCATTTACCCCAGAACCAATTTGTGTTTGATTTGGAACGCTAGCAGTAACCGTTGAACTACCATCTCCATACACATACACTCTTGAATAATTAGAACCTGTATCTCCGTTAAATCTTAGAGTGGTGTCAACGCTTCCTCCAGAGCCAGCGCTTTTTACAACAAAAATTAAATCTGTGTAAGTAGATGGTATTGAACTGAAAGTAATTGTTGATGCGCTACCATTAGATGTTTGAGTCGCTATTGGTTCGTATGTACTGCCTGCTGCCATTGTTTGTTACCCCTTAATTCCATAAAGTGCAAATGATGTGTACTGTACAAATCCACTTGCAAAAATAGGTACAAGAGTAATTGTTGTTACAGCATTAGTTGATATATATAAAGTTGAACCTAATATAATTTGATTATCGGTGGTATTATTTTGGCTATTTCCTGCTAAGGTACGCCCAACTTTATTTTTTACAGTTGAGGTGTAGTCAAGTAAATCTATAATAGTTGCACCAAATACACTGGCTACCCCATTTACACCTGTTGCATACCCAGCCCAAGATGAACTGTAAGTTCCAGCCGCTTGTGCTGCTGCTACTTTATTGGTGCCATCAGCAGCAATTCTATGGCTTACATAATTTGCAGTTGTTGTGTCTGAGTTTATGCGAAGACCAATAATATCCTGGGTTTGTCCAGCGTCATTTGTTCGTGCAATTCCACGAATTTGAAGATGCTTGTAAGTCTGCGGAATTGAGGTAAAGGAAATTGAACTTGCTCCACCAGCACCAACTGTTGTAGTAGCAATAGAAGCAAATCCTGCTGGGTCTAATGGTGTAGCAGATGCTGATGCAGAACTGAACACACCGTTACCAGTAGCATTACCAGCAGCCACGGTAAATGTATATGCAGTGTCATTAGTAAGACCAGTTACAACAATTGGGCTAGTAGAGCCACTAACAGTGACTGAACCAGGATTAGAGACAGCAGTGTACTTCTGTACTGGACCACCAGTAGCAGGAGTAGTGGCAACGGTAAAGGCTACAGACACCTGACTAGCACCAGCGGTAGGTGTACCGATAGTAATAGTAGCATCAGGAATGTCTACAACTTTACCCTTCTTGGGAGATATTCTGTTGATAGCCATAGTTATGCTGCTATTCCGTAGACAGAAATTGTTCCACCAGTAAATGATGCAGTTCCATTGTATGGATAAACAATAATACTTGTAATAGCAACTGGATTTGTATACGCATCGTAACCGTTATAAAGGCTATCGCTTACGCTTTCAACTCTATGCGGTGCTGCCTGGTCAATATTGTAAATCCTAAAACTAAAAGCGTGGGCAGTGGCAGTTGTTGTTCCAACGTAAAAACTGCTGTCATTACCACTTTGAGACCAAGCATAAGAACCAACAGCAGTATCATTATTTGGTCTAATTCTGATTGGAGTTGATGCACTTTTTGTTATACTATTTCCAACAATCCAGATATGCTTATATCCTGTAAAGCCATTAAATGTCATAGATGTGGTTGATGCAGTCGTACTTGAAATTAATTGCCATTGTTCTTCAAGGTTAACACCTGATACTGTACCTACAGCCATTATGCAATCTCGCTTCCGTATGCGTTGAATGAAACATTTGCGCTAGATGCGTAGACTGTCACTACATCTGTTGCGCCAAGAGTGATTCCTGCTGTGATGAATGTTGAATCAGATGCAGGTACTGTTGCTCCGTATACAATGTACTCATCTGCAGATAGTGCAGAACCAGCAACGCGTACCGCGATGCGGTATGTAGCAGCAGTAGATGCCTGATTACATACTGAGATAGTTGATACTACAGTCTGCGTAGAAGCAGGTACTGTGTAGAGAGTTGTTGCTGTAGTCGCGCTTGGATTGACCTGACCAAGCACCTTGTAAGTCGTTGCCATTTATTTCTCCTTAGTGTTGGTTAAGCGCCCATTAGCATTAATGGGTTGAATGTTTCGCCTTGTGCGGTTCCTGATGAGATGGCAGTAATTCTACCATTTGAATCCACAGTTACTGTGGTAAGTGTATATGTTCCAGCAGATGCTCCAGTAGGAGGTGTCCAAGAAGATACAGTTCCGTTTGTAGTCAGATACTTTCCTGAGTTGCTTGTCTGTGAAGGAACAACATAGACGGTTGAATCTGTAGCCACAAGAGTCTTGCTTGATGGAATCGTTGTTCCGTTAATAGATGTAGCAGTAGCCACACCAAGGACAGGAGTAACAAGCGTTGGGCTTGTATCTACTACGAACTTAGTACCAGTACCAGTCTGTGAGGCAATAGATGTTGCATTGCCAACAGATGTGATAGGACCAGTCAAGTTAGATGGAGCAAGGATTACGTTGTCAATGTAGTACTTAGTCGCTGCATCCTGTGCGTTAGTAGGGTCTCCAAGACCTGTAATCTTGTTAGTACCCATAGCAATAGCACCAGACATTGTGCCACCAGCCAGTGGTAACTTGCCAGCAATGCTGTTAGTTACAGTGGTTGAGAATGATGCGTCATTACCAAGTGCTGCTGCCAACTCGTTGAGAGTATCAAGGGCTGCAGGGGAAGAAGCAATCAGGTCATTAATCTCTGTCTGAACATAGGCGGTTGTAGCAACCTGTGTTGTATTGGTATTTGCTGCTGCAGTAGGAGCAGTAGGTGTACCAGTTAGTGCTGGACTAGCCAGCGGAGCATATGTACTTGCTGCTGTGGCTGTTGCTAACTTAGAATCAATTTGAGTCTGAATAGCAGAAGTTACGCCATCCACATAACCAATCTCAGTTGATGAGACGGTAGACGAGATACCTAACTTTGTCCAGTCAATTGCAGCAGATGCATTAATGTCCGCATTTACAATGCTGTTAGCAGCAATGGCTGCTGTGATGCTGGCATTGCCAGTTCCATCAAATGATGCAGAAGTACCTGTTACATCACCTGCAAGGCTGATTGTACGCCCTGTAGCAAGTGCTGTGGCTGTTGCAGCGTTACCTGTAGTAGAACCAGATGAACCAGTGACGTTACCAGTCACGTTACCAGTCACATTGCCTGTGACGTTACCAGTTACATTGCCAGTTAATCCACCAGTGAATGTACCTGCAATAGCACCAGTACCAGTAATGGTTGGGCTAGAAATAGTTGGGCTAGTAGCAAGTACTACACTGCCAGTACCAGTTTCATCAGTCAAGGCTGCTGCAAGGTTAGCACTTGATGGAGTTCCAAGGAATGTAGCAATGCCAGTTCCTAATGCTGTAATACCAGTTCCACCGTTGGCTACAGGAAGAGTTCCAGTTACACCACTTGTTAGAGGAAGTCCAGTTGCATTGGTGAGCACACCAGAGGCTGGAGTACCAAGCGCTGGAGTTACAAGAGTAGGAGATGTAGCAAATACTAGAGAGCCAGTACCTGTCTCATCAGAGATGACACCACGAAGTTGAGCAGAAGTTGTTGCTGCGTGTTCTGCTAGTGTTCCTTCATCGTGAGTATTCATATCACGGAAGTCACGACCAATCGCCATGTGGCGAACCTTGGCTCCAGCAGAGTGAGAGATTGCTGCACTGCTATCAATACCACGAACAATTGTAACTGTATTGCTTCCAGGTGTAGAAGGGTAAGTAATATCTACAATTTCTTCAAGCGCTGTATCTGGGTCAAGTACTACTGTGAATGTCTCAAGTGGGCTTGTATTTGCTGGCGTGATTCCACCAAGCAGTGCCGAGGCCGAACCCACAGTCATTGTTGTAGCACTTGAGTTCAACGCTGCAGTAAGTGTTGTTTCTTGGGAGATAGAGGAATATTTGCGAACTGTCATGGTTTAGTACCTCGTGTAGTGGATTCGGACTGGATAAACATCGCGTAGTTTCTTGGTCTCCTCATTCAATCGCTGCTGGAAAAGAGCAAGCAAGAATCGAGAAGTGGAAGCACCAGAACCATATTGAATCTTAGTGTCTGCATTATCAGCCTCTGCAGAGGAGTAGTTGAGGCGACCTGGGTCAACGAATGAGGCAAGTCGGTAAGCAGCGCCATAAAGGATTACATCCTTGCATGATGACGGCAATCCAGTCACTGTCTCAAACACTGCACTGTTAGCAGCATCTGTAAGTGTTGTGGGCTTCTTGCTGTAATATACCTGAACTGTACGACCTGACTCAATGTTGTCATAGATTGAGATAGTCTGTCCTGTGGTAAATGATGTAGTATTTGCAAATGGGTCTGGACGCCAACTGCGAACTGGGAGCCATTCTTCTGTAGGACCAGTTGGCTTATGTGATACATAGAGCACTGTCTGGACTTCTGCTGGAAGAGAGTATGTACTCTTTACTGTATTAAAACTAAAGGTGTGAACGCCTACTGCAAATAGGTTAGGGAAGACTGCATCGATTGTATCGTTGATAGCCTTCTTAATCGTTGCCCTTGGAAAAGTAGGAGCAATTGTTACCTTGGTGTTTGCTGTATGTATGGCAGCGGTTGTACCAAAGTATCCACGTCCATAAGGCGCAGCAGTTGCTGTTGATGAGATTCTGTCGTATGTATCTAACCATATCAACTCTTCATCAATTTCGACAACACCCTTGCCAATATTGGTCGTGCTACCTAGACTTAGCGCAAGAGATGAAGCAGACAAATCTGCAGTCAGATGCGTAGTACGGTCTTGTCGTAAAGTGTAACCTGACAGATTGAGAGTAATCTCATCTACCAAATTGGCATAGGTGGTTGTCATTTAATTCCTTCTTAGGGGTTAATTACTTCTTTGGCTTTGAAGTGAAAGGTTCTTTAGCAGCGCGACCTACACCAAATACAAACTTTGCAACTGGGTCAGTAGTTCCTGGCTTCTTTTTTGCTGCTGGCTTTGATGAATTCATGTTTGTCGCTGCCTTTGTAGCACTAGCAGTTGCTGGGCGATACTTAGGGGCATTGTTTGCACCGTATGCCTTTGGCTTTGAAGCAGCATTGATGTTTGCAGATGTTGCCTTAGCAACACGTGATGCACCGTACATACGCTTTACGCCTTCCATGTATGAAGCAGATACGCCACCCGCTGCAGCCTTCTTAATTGCTGCTGACATACCCTGCTTTTTAATCTGGTCAATTGTTGCCTGTGATACTGTTACTTTTTTCTTTGTAGGAGTATCTCCTGTACGCTTTGCTGATGGAACTGTTACTTTCTTAGGCATTTTTCCGCCTGACATTGCTTCTCTCATTTTGTTTTCCTTTTATTTCTAGATGATATGGCTGCTGCCTTTTTCTTTGCGTCTGCTTTACTTGATGCTCCCCACGCATTGAGCGACAGGAGTAACCTTGTTGGTTCACCGTTAGGCTTACGTTCTGGCCCAGGCATACCACCCATACGGGCTAGGAAAGATGCACGGCGTGGGTTATCTCCAGACTTAACTGGAGCCTTTAATGTGCCACCCTTGTATGAGGCTCTGCCCTTAGCGTTAAGTCCGCCTTTAGGGTTCTTGCCTTCTTTACGTGTCCACGCTGCTGTCATTATCTGTAACCTGCTGTTTTCTTTGCGATTGCTTTTGGTTGCTTTACAAACTGTTTGCCTTTGCTATTTCCCTTTGCCTTAGCCTTATTGGTTGCAGCCTTTTCAGATGCACTCAATGCAGACCAAGCAGCAGAAGGTAGATATCTCTTCTTGCCTTTTGATGGCTTACCGTCAGAGGTCTTCCACTTCTGCGCAGTCCACTTCTTAAGTGATTCTTGAGATTTAGCAAGTGCCATTATTTGTAGCCTCCGCCTGCCTTTTTGTATTGAACAGCCAATAGTTGAGCCTTGCGAGCAGACCATTCACCAGGGTCTCCGCCTTTAGTGCCAGCCTTAATCTTCTTAAACAGTGATGCTCTCATGCCAGGCTTGGTATAGTTACCAGCGGCATTTACTTTAGATTTGGCTTTAGGCATTATTTTGCTTTCTTAGGCTTTGTGTGAGTAAGTACTTTGCTAGATGCTGTGTGCTTTGCGCCAGTGTGAACTTGACCATTCATTCTATGGACAGCACCTGTGTAGAGTTTTCCACTCTTGAGATAATGTTTAGAAGTTTTAGCCATTTACTTCTTCTTTGCTTTTATCTGCTTGCCAGTCTTGTCATCATAACGACGACCTTGAAGGGCTGCACCAAAGAATTGACCCATTGCTTTGTCTTGTTTCTTGCTAAGACGGCTTGCACGAGCATCTGTTCCTGGACCAACTTCTCCGCTAGCCTGCCATGTCTTTAACCATGCGCTTCCAAATTGCTTTACTTCTTTTCCTAAATTCTGACCGTAGTTAGCCATTAGTACATGCCACCAAATAGTCCACGCTTTGGAGCAGCCTTCTTCATAGGCTTCTTAGCAGTCTTCTTCATGGTCTTCTTGCCCATTTTTGCTTCTTTCATCTTCATGGACTTTGATTCCATCTTCTCGCCCATCTTGTATGCTTTGCTCTTCATTATATTGCTCCCACTTCTTTGAGTTTAGATACTGTGTTGTTTTGAATTATTTTGCTATCACCCATGGTGTTGGCATCAAATGCCTTGCCCATGACATCAGAGGCACGACGTGCTTCCTGAATCTTCTTCATGCTTGTCCCAGCAGGTTGGATTCCTTCGGCACGTGCTGCGCGATAGGCGTTTAACTCACCGTCCCACTTCTTATTGCTTGTTGCCTTCTGTGATGATGCATCCCCTGGATTCATTTGAAGTCCAAGTACCTTGCACCCAAAGCAGCCTTCAACATCTTCTGGATGGCTTTCTCTGTGTTTCATATCGTCTCCACTGTGTATCCTGCTGCTTCAAGGGCAGCCTTTTCTCCAGCACTTACCTCGTAGGAGTAACCACCGATATATGCCTCTTGAGCAGCCTCTACCTCTTCTGAGGAGGGGAAGCGAATCTGGTAGTACTGCCCGTCTATCTTGAGGACTGTTATGCCTCGTACGAGCCTGTAGCGCCCAAATAGACGCCCTTCGCCAGCAGGTCCTTCGCTGACTGTGGGTGTTGTGAATCTATATGCCATTTGACCTCCTAAGCCGTTTTATGGATAAGGCTAGAGTTTCCCCTAGCCCCACCCATCTAATTACTTAGATTATGGACGGACTGATGAAGCAGTCTCGATGCGATAGAGCGCTTCCTGACGGAAGATAGCCCAGTTAATGATACCATGCCAGCCGACTGGACGGAAACGGTTCAACTTGTCGACAACGTTACCAAACTCAATGCCTGGTTCCTTCCATACTGCCTCAGCAAGTGCTTGCTGTCCAAGTACGTAAGTGTTGTAAACACGTGCCTTTGGTGTAACTGTAAGTGTGTTTGTTCCAACAGTTCCTGAGTTAGCAACATCTACAGTAAATGTAGTGTTAGTTGCACCAACTGAGATTGCTGTAATCAAAGCACCAGAACCAACGTTAGTTCCTGAGATGGCATCTCCAACCTCAGCAAGACCACCGAATGCAGCGTTTGCTGCCACGATAGTAAATGCACCTGAGGCACCGCTTACTGCTGATGCAGTTGCGAGTGCTGTTAGAGAACCACCTGAGATTGAGTTAGTCATGCGTGGTGTCTCGATGAAACGGACACCTTCCCATGCGCCAAGTTCACCAGCATAGAGTGGTCCAACGTTCTGGTACTCATGTGGTGTACGCCAGATGTTGTTGCCAGTCTCTGTGCGAAGGTCGTGTGAAACTTCTGGGTGGATGTATGAAACATACATTCCTCCGCGAGTGTTAACATTTCCAGTGCGTAACTTTGTTACTGCAAAACGAATGTCGCGGCCCTTAATTGTATCTGATGCTACAATTGTTGACTTAGCAGCAGTTGTTGAAAGTGAACCAGCAGACTCACGGATTACGTTTGTTCCTGCATCAAGAATAGCAGCAACTCCGGCATCCATGGTCATAGCCATGTTGAATGAAACTGCGTTAGCAATCCATGGGTCAACATCAGCAAGTGTCATAAGTGACATCTTGCGTGTTGGAAGCACTACGCGACCTAGTTCTGTCTGTGTGACATCTAGTGTTGTAGTTGCTGGGATTGCTACTGCATCTGGGTCTACAGTTTCAGCGAGTGTTGCACCAGCAATTGTGGTGTCAGCAATATCGTTGTAGAACTGGAAACGGATTGAAGAACCGTCGTGGGTTGGATTGCCAATTTTCTTGTCTGCAATTGCGCGGAACTGTGGTGTTGAACGAAGGTTGAGTTCAATCAACTTATCGTAAGCCATAGTTACAAGATTGGAACCTAAACCAGAGGTTGTAGTTGTGAAGGTATCTGCCATTTGGAGATATCCTCTCTTTCTGATTGGTTAGTGTGCGGTTGTTTTACTGACCGCTGAGGATGGATAAAATTTCTTCTTCGGTTGATGCTCCCGCGATGCGGTTCATCAAATCATCAGAAGATGCGGATGTCTCTGCTCCAGTGAGCACAGCGTCCATCTTTCGCAATGAATTGATATCCTCTTGGTTGACAGCTGATTTTTCAGTTGGTGTGTATCCGAAGACATCACCATTGTTGTCCAGCCATGCGCTAATAGCATCTTCAGATGCTTCGATATCAGATGGAATAAACTGTGCAATCTTTTGATTGACACCCTTGGACGCAAGTACGTCCTTTAAAATCCGCTCTTTTTGGGCTTTGGTTAATTCACCATATGAAGTTTCCAAGTCCTTGTTCTTACGCTGTTCAGCCTTTAGAGCCTTACGTAGTTTCTTAACGAGGTCTGTATCAGACTCAAATCCACCAATAGTGGTATCTTCGTCTTCTTCATCTTCCCAGTAGTTGTCGCGGTTATCGCTCATGCGATTTCTCCCTTTTAGTAGTTGTCGCACACCTCAATCCAGATGGGGAATCTGTCTTGGCTTGTACTCTCGGTCTTGTACGCCCTCTGAGGCCGATAGATTCAGAGGGGATTCTTTATAGTAGTCCGCCTACGTTTACAGAACGTAGAGAGCCTTGGGTTGTACCCGATGCGCCCTTAAAGGCTTGGATGTTCTGCTCAGCAAGTTTCTTGCGACGAGCAGATGCCATGTTCATAAATTCTTCGTCTTGAAGTTCTGACTGGATAGTAGATGTAGTTGCTGCATCTCCAGCAGTTCTTTCATAAATACCTGAGAGAGCAACTGTAGGCTTAAGCGCCTCAGCAACATTTTGGAATCCAGTAGATGCAAGTTGTGCGACTTGTGCCTCTGTGTAACCCTTATCAGTTAGGCTGGCTGCAATCTTCTTATAGTTAGCCACCTGCATATTTTCAACAAGGAGTCCTGAACCAGCACGGCGGATAGCCTCTGCTACAAATACTCCAGTGTTGCGGTTAAGTTCTAGTTGTTCTTTGCCGACCTTAGCATCCATGTAGAAGTCCTGTAGGTCAGCAGCCTGAGCAATATAACCTAACTTTATAAGAGCCTCTGCCTTAGCAGGGTCTGCATTGATAGCAGCAAGACGAGCAGCGTTAGCGCGCTCATCAAGTTCTGCTACTGATATATTGTTCTTAACATAATTCTTAAGTGAGTCAGTTGAAAGATACTTATCGCTGAATCCGTACTTAGTCTTAAGTCCCTTATATCCTTCTACAGCATTGAAGAGTTCTGATGCTGTCTTAGGCTTTGTAAGTCCTTCATTGAGAAAACCATACTGCTCGTAGAATGGAGAGTTAATCTTTGTGCCATTCTTGAGTGTATAATCTTTTGTGTTGAGGAATACTTGAACTGCGTTATCGTAGTCAAGTCCGTCCTTGAGCAGTGAGTTAAGATACGTTGCAGATGTGTCAATGACTGTGGATGTGAACCCTAGCCCCTTGAGCATAGCCTTAAGGACATCTACGCTAGTTGTAGGAGTTCCTAGAGTACCTGCATCAGTGTTATTGCCAGTATTGTTACCAGTATTGTTACCAGTGTTATTACCCATGTTATTACCACCACCACCTGCTGATGGGGTATTTGCATAAAGTTTATAGTCTGTGCCAATCCATGTCCAACGGAATCCAGCAGGGGCAGTATATGGAGGTCCAGCATCTTTCTTAGCCTGAGCAGCATCTACACGACTGGTAGTAGTTACTTTTGGTGTAGTTCCGTCAGCATTGAGTCCCAAAGAAACATTAGTATCTGCAAGTTTTGTTTGTAGAGTAGCAATAAAAGCATTAATTCCAGCAACAGTAGGCAAAGGTGCTGGTTTTGACTGCGCTACCTTTTCAGAAAATGCTGTCTCTTTTGCAGGTTTAGGTGCTGGCTTAGTCTGTGCAACTTTGTCAGCAAAAGCAGTATCTTTTGCAATAGCCATGATTACCTCAACGCATTCTGTAGTGACTGGAACATATTGACTGATGTATTAATTGCTGCAGAAGTTCCGTCATAACGCTTATCATTCATGACCATGCTACTGAGTTCAAAATCATTAGGAAGTCTGTAGTTACCTTTATCGTCTTTAAAGTTTAAAACCTGCAAAGCCAATGGGTCTTTAATATCAATTGTTGTTTCAAGAGCATCACCAATTGACTTCAATACTGGAGTAACATACTTGCTAGCATTCTCACCTGGTTGTAACATTCCTTGGAGAGACATGAAGCGAGTAGAAGCCTTCTTCTGTAGGTCTGTAGCATATTGATTGAACATTTCCTTCTGAACTGCTTCATCAGGGTTAGAAAGGATATTCTTAATTAGTGGGGCAACGGTTGCAAAGTCTGGCTTACCTTCGTAGTTGCCATCATGGTATGAAGCAATGCTGTCATAAATAGTCTTTGCAGTGCCACCAATATCATTAACATTAAACTTAGCATCTGGATAGTTCTGAACTAGAAAGTCAGCAAGGAACTTTGTTTGTTCTTCTGTGGTGAATCCTTCACCCATAGATTTGCTAACACCAGTGCTAATTGACTTAGTGCGGAAGACTCCATCTTTATCTTTGAGTTTGCCAGTGTATACTTTCTGACCAGCAAGGTCAATCTTCTGTTTACCAGTAGCCTTGTCAATAACTGGCTTGCTCTTCTTATCATAAAGATAGACTTTCTCAGTCTTGCTTTCTGTAGTAGTAGGTTGATTCTGAGCCTTGACTTGTTCATTCCATGAAGTCTGGAACTTCTTATCAAGTTCTGCATCAGGGAACTGACCGAAAGCCTTGAAGTATGCATCTGTGTAAGCCTGACGAGCATCACCCAAGTCCTTGTACTGCAAAGCAGATTGAACCTGCTTCGTGTACTGAGTTGTCATATCAGGTTGCTTAATCTCTTTAGGCTTGATAGAAGCGTTATAGTTAGCAAGATATGCAAGAGGGTCTAACTGGCTGGCAATAGAGGCTGAGATAACCTTATCCATAGCGAGCATTTCATCAAGACCAACAATGCCTAGTGGCGTAGTTGACTTGCTAATCTTAGCCTTACGCATCATATCTTGGAATGCTTGGAACTCTGTAGTGTATCCACCAAGTCCAGGTCCTGACATTGCACGCTGAATGTTCTGGAATGCTTCCTGCTTTGCAACAAGGTCAGTAGTTGTAACAAATCTTACAAAAGGATTAGTTGAATCTCCGTAGATGCCAAGAATCTGGTTTGCTGTCTGCTGAGTACTTGGTTTAGTAGCCATTACTTAGCCTCCTTCAATATTCCAGCAAATACCCCGTAGTACATGCGGGAGAATTCAGGATTCTGTGTCATTAATTTTTCTCCTAGTGTAACGAGTTCATTACGCATCAATATGGCAATTCCACCAGCAGAGAGTTCTGCATAGTTAGAAGCCTTCTGTCTGTTTAATACCTTTTTGAGTTCATCAAACTTTGCATAGAACTCTGCTGTTTCTTTATAGACAGGTGACTTTTGGAAAGCAGGGTCTTGCAGGGCAAGTCCAATATTTGCTATCTTTTGGTCGTTGATACCTGTTACAATAGTGTCAGCAGGACGAGCACCAAACTGCTTATCAAGAATAGCAATTTGCTCGTTGTACCAGTAGTCTGTATATCCGCCAGCAATCTGGTTATTAGCAATCTGACTCTTAAGCATGGCATAGACCATGCCCTCTGCTTCTTGTGCAATTTCTGATGTAGATAGCCCACGACGAGCACCACTACGCTTCTGCCAGTTGTAATACTTAAGAGAATATTCCCCACCAGGGAAGAAGTATGGAACTATATCTCCTGTAGCAGTTGCGTACTTATCTGCCACATCAGGATTGTTGTTCAAGAATGTCCATGCATCTGCAGAACCTGATGTTCCAGGTGTGCTTCCGCTTACTCCAATAAGGATGTTGTTGATGCCAAACTTATCGGCAAACTCAACAACCGCTGCGTTGCGGTCTCCAGGATGCTTCTTGTTAGTGTTATCCCATTCCTTGTACAACATAGCCATTGTCATGAAGTTCATCTTGTTGTTAGGGTTTTTTACATTAGCAAGAACTTCTTGAATAGGTGTTGCAGGTGTGATAGATTGGAAGATAGCGCCCCAACCATTTATGCTCTTTGAAAGACGTTCTGCATCGTTAAATAACTTAGTGCGTGTAGCATCTGATGCAAATGGATTATCTCCATAGTCACCAGTAGATGCTAAGTATGAAGCCCAGTCTTTAACACCGCGTTGGGTGGATGCATCGTCACCAAGAATTGCTGCAGATGTTTTCTTGAACCAAGCAGGCAAGACGATATCTTGGAATGTTTTTGGTTGACCAAATGGTGTAAGCATATCGCGTAAGAAATCATCTGCTGGACTAAATGCGCTAGCACGTCCAGTTAATTGATACGCAGCAACCATTGCAGGTCCTAGCCCTGGGACTACTGGGTTAAGAGAACCAAATGCAAGGTTAAGAGATTCAACAGGTGAGGTAATCTGTAAACCTTTTCCAGCAGAAAGCCCTTGTCCAGCCATAGCACCAGCAAAAGCACCAAGGATATTGCCAGCAAGAGGTGTTTTAAATTTGATTTGATTCTGACCTTCGTCTTTGTACAAGAAACCTTGGTTGTCATCATATGTCATGCCAGTAGCATCGTAAATAACGTTTGAACCTTCTTTGGTCAAAGCATCGAATGCTTTACCAGCCTTGTACAAAGGAAGTGGGTTTCCAGCAAATAGTTCAGACCATTTTCCAATGGTGTTGTAGTGAGCCTGTGCGAATGGTGCTACCAAACGTGCAGCATTAGCCCATTGCTTTTGCTTTGCAGCATCATAGAACAAGTCTTTAACATAGTCAGCAGCCTGTGTTCCAGCAATTGAATCAAGAGTCCTAAGTGATGCTCCACCTTGGTGTACATAATCTGGATTAGCCTGACGCTTTTTAAGAGTATTGTTAATAGTACGAAGTGGTGCTGGCACACGACCAATTATGTTTCTTCCGCCTCTAGATGTAGGGGCAAATGCCTTGTTTGCATTAGCACGTAACTTAATCAAGTCATCAGTGCTTAGCATGTCTGCATATCCTGCAATAAAGTCCCAGTATGATGCATCAAATTCAGGACCGAAGTTAAACTTAGATTCACCTCTAGCAGCAAGGTTAAAGAACTGGTCTGCCCACTTCTTACCTGTCTTAACTGCACCCTGTGTAATGTACTTTTCAGTTACATTCTTAACTACAGAACCTTGAAGTTCTTCCGCTTTAAATATGTTAGCAACCTGCTTCTGAAATATCTTCTCTGCAGCAAGTACGCCTTCTGTTGTAAGACCCTTTTGACGGTAAGGTGTTTGAATAGTAATTACCTTGCCACTGGCTGTTGTTACTTGAGTCTTGCCATCACGAATAAGATTCATGACTAGGTTGCGCTGAGCACCTGTTCCGCCAAGCAGGTTGAGTTGACCAGCATATGTATCTGGCTGGCTTACATCAAACAGAAATGTAATGATGTTGTCTCTGTTCATGTTGTCAGCAACAACACCAGGACCAATTTCCTTGGATGGGCTCTTAAGTAGAACCTCTCGCATGCCAGTATTTTTTTCATAAATGGCTGATGCAAATTCCTTAAGTTTATTTCCTGGCTCATCAAATGTAGCAATTAGGTTATCTACATACTCTGCCTGTAGTGCAGGATTCTGTCTTTCAAGAATTCTAATTACATCTGGCATGAATTTATCTGATGAGAAACTGTTCATCGTCCAGGCTAATCCCTGTAGGAAGTCTGGGTGTTCTGATGTGATGTCATTGTATGACTTAAAGAGAATACCCTTTTTGCGCTCTGCTGCACTGTAATCTGAACGTGATGTTCCGCGCATTAAAGACTGACGAGCAATAAGAGATTCTGAAAATTCTATTTCTGCATCTACTGACTTCATTGAATCACCCAGAGCATTAACGCCTAGTTTAGAACGCTTTGCCAACATCTGTTGAATAGCGTTTCCTTCTGGGTCAGCAACCATCATAGATATGAATCCAACAGGATTATTAAATAGGCTGTCGTGTCCAGAGAAGAACTGACGCATTTGCATTTCTGCAATGTTTCTTGTAATGTAAGCAAAACGGAATACTAACTGTGCTGTACGCCAGAGGTCGCCTACTTCTTCAAGGAATAGTTTAGAAGACTTTGCAGCACCAAAGATTCCTTGATTAACTCTTAACTTGGTAATAGCCTCATTAAGTCCTCTAGAATCAGGAAAGTTAATAACATCGTTAACTAACTGAGACTCGAGAATACCATCAGGAAGGTCAATTGCTTTTTCTGCTGTAACAATCTTTGCCCCACCCTTATTACCGACAACGTTGCCAAGTGAGTAAGATGTAAACTCTGCCTGCTCTGAACCACTTAATTTAGTGCTTGCTTTAAGACTGTCAATATCTTTTGCTGTTAGACCAATGCCTCTGCCAACTTCGTCCAAAAGGTTGCCAATGCCGTTTGATACTGCAGCAGCACGTTCAGCATTTGTGGTAGCCTTAAAGATAGCCCGCTGAGTATCAGCAATAATCTTCTCTTGAATTGCAGGTTGAATGATTCTGCCCAACTTAGATGTGAGTCCAATAGAACTCATCCAGTCTTCAGTTACATTGTTAACCTGATTTAAGTCATTAAGAGGAACTGCAGTTGAACGGATATAGAAACGACCAAAAGCCTTATTAACATCTTCTGCAAACTTTACAGCACGAAGATTAACCCCAGGAATCATGCGAGCAGCAGGATTGGTAGCAATCTTTAATCCAGCAGATAGAGACTGTTTGATTTTAATAACATCTCCACCAGGAATTAACTGGTTAGCAAATACCTTAAATACATCATCAACTGTTTCTGCAGCAGTAATCTCTTTAACCATATCATCACTTAACTTGCGGTTAAATAGACGACGAACTTTGACTACATCTGTTTCTTTAGCAAGCAACTCAGCAACAGGCTGGAATTGACGCCCAAGCATAAATCTAAGTCCGTCTTCGACACCAGGAGTATCAAGAACACGACCCATAAAACCGTCTGTGATACCAACTTGTGATTGAATAGATTCTTTTAGAACCGCATTGTCTGCTAGTTCTGCTTCAAGTTTAAGTAAAGGTCTGATACCAGCATTTGCTGGGTCTTGAATAAGTTCACGAAGCATATCTGGGTCTCCATTAGCCTTCTCACGAAGTTGCTGGAACCAGATTTCTTTATCTTTCAAATCAAGTGCTTCATTGCTAAGAGAGTTGAGTTCTTGTTCACGTGCCGCAATTGAAGCCTTAGTATCTTGAATTGAATCAAGCAACTTCATTACATTAGGACCAAGATTAGTTGGGTCTGCAAACTCTGCTGCAGCGTTGCCAACCTCAGCACGAGTAGCAGCGATACGCTCACCACGAGTGATGACTACTCCGCCTTCTTTGCCGTAGATAGAACGGACGTTAGTGAAGCCGTCTGGCTTCCAAATCTTTTCAATGGTGGTTGTAATCTTGCTCATTACGGCAAAGTTCTTGTAGTCTGCAACTTCGCCAATAAGAGTACCTAGTGGCTTTGCTGCCACAAGTAAGTCACCCATGCTAAACAATGAGCCAATAAAACCCTCGAGGTTTGCAGCACCATCACGAAGATTGGTAGCAAGTTCATTATAAATCTTAAAATCTGGGTCTGTAGCGTTCTTGCCCAACTTATCGAGTGCATCTGCTAACTTAGAACGGCGTACTGCCTCAGCAGCGCGTGTAGCATCATCAGCATTCTTAAAGTCATCAGCCAAATCAAGAAGTTTTAGTTTCTTAGCATCATTAGCAGTTACAATGTACTCATCAAGTCCATGTGCTCCAGCACTAATCTTGCCATACTGTGGTATTTCATCAAGAATGATGTGACCATCAAAGAATCCACCAGTGTTCTTCATATCAGCAGAAAGTAAGTCCATAGCCTGGGTAAGTTCACCAGTCTGTGTTTTTGGATTTCCTACAAACCACTCAGCAATATTTTTATTAGAAAGTGTCTGCTTTACAGCACTATCTGCAGGCTCATTAGCCCAGCGCATCCACTTGTTTGATTCAAAGTTAAGTAGTTTTTGAGCAGTACCAACCTGACGATTAACAATCTGCTGCTCTGCAGCAATAATTTCTTGCTCTTTAGACTTATATTGGTTAGCAATACGTTTAAAAGGACTAGAAATCTTCTTATCAATCTTGTTACGTGTAATCTGACCTGTCTTTTCAAGGTCATCAATTGATGCTTTAGCCATTTCATCAAAGTAAGACTTTGTATAAGGTGTAACTTCCTTGATAATGCTTGTAGCCTTCTTACCTTGGGTAATAATCTTACCTACAGCACCAGGACCAAAGTAGATTGATGGGTCTGCAGCCACGTTAAGTGTGGCATCAACAATTCCTGAGAGAATATTATAGGCGTTGCTGTTAGGATTCATACCTACGCCATTAAAAATACCGCGTCCAATAGTAAATGACTTGCCATTAACAAGACCATACTGAGCCATTTCCTTGGCTTGTGCTTTGCCAACCTTACTTTCAGGTGATACAAAAAAGCCAGAACCTGTTCCAGCATTACCAGAACGAATCATTTGACCAAGAGTTGTACTCTCTCCGCCAATACCTTGTGCAATATCTTTAAGTGTTTGCGCTCCAGCACCCTTTTCACCACGAGCAATTGCTGTTATATCGCGTCCAATAGTGGTAGCAAGGTCGTAAGGAGAACGAAGTACGGCAAATGCTGTACGCGTGAAGCCCTTAATTGGCTCATAGCCCCAGTGTTGTGCAACACTTTGGACACTACCTAGTAAACCACGGTTAGGTTTTACTGTACTTTTAATTTTATCAAGTTTAAATGCATCATTTTTGAGTGCAGCAATACCATCAATAGCAGTAATCTTGCCAAGACCAGGTGTATCAGCATTAAGTCCCTGTCGTACCATAGACATAACAAGGTCATTGCTCATGCCTGGATACTTTTTAAGGATACCGTTAAAGTTATCTAATTCATCGCCACGCAAAGATGCAGTCTGCATTTGAAGCATGCGTTGCAAAGGCGTTGCGGTTTGAGTTAAATAACCTTTAATGGCTGCATTGACATCAGCCATTTGATTCCATTTCGTTAAATGCTTCTACCATCATCATTAACTGACGAGAGTTAGGGTTTGCCTGTAGCAAAGCACGGGCAAGTAAAGAACCTTGGTCTGGTGCATCAACTGGAGTCTGCAAGATTGAATCATCTGCTCCAGGACCATACTTTGCACCATCTGAAAGTGGAGTATCTGGATTACCAGGAGAAAAAGCACCAGTAGTCTGGATTCCACGAGGAGTCATATCACCCATAGGTGCTGTAACTGCAGGCATAGCCTGTTCTGTTGAAGCACCCTGTGCAAGACTGGTCAAATTAGCGCGTTCATTGTACGCACCACCAGTAGAGTTCTGAATTTTAGCATCATTAACTACACGCTGTACACGAGCACTAAGGTTCTTGTCAGTACGACTGGAGTTTTTGCCAACCCCTGAAACTACTTCTGCCATTTTTAGTCCTCATCTTCATCCATGTATTTTGCAATATCTAAATTTGTGGGTAATTTCCATTCAACCCATTCAGGATATGCTTCTTTGTCAACAACGAGTGCAAGTGCAATGTCGTGTTTAAATCCTGCTCTAATTAGCGAGGTGTAGAACTCATTAAGCCAGATGCAGTACATCTCTAAGCGATTGTATTCGTTGGTATCTACTGTCGCTACGCGCTTCTTGCGAGTTGCTGCCACTTTAGCCTCCTAAGCCTGCTAACATTGTTGCTAAATCTGCTGGTGCTCCTTGTTGTTGAGGGGCCCCGCCAGAAGGTTGTCCAGGAGCCGCTGGGGACGGGGGCGCTTGCTCAACTGGGCCTTGTGTGCCTGGCGGAGCCATCTCTGGCTGTGCTGGTTGTTCAGGTGTTTCCACCTTAAACACTGCCAACGCAGCAGCCTCGATACTATCCCCTTTACGACGACGTTCAATAACGTCAGCAATATTTTGGATTAGTTTAGATGGGTCTTGACCTTGTGCTGCCATAGCAGGAATTGCTTGCGCACTTGCAGTGATTGCTGCAGTTAAGTTCTCGCGCATCTTTTCAATTTCAATTCGTTGTTCTTCCATAGTAACGTTAACGCTCCATGGTAATTCACGACGAATGAAATCTTTTGATACTAGGTCTGCACCTAGCGCTTGGAGAGAGAAAATCAGGGCGCGAGAAGGGTCTAATCCAGCCATCAAGCCATATCGGACTTCTACCGAAGTATCGCCTTTAATGTCCTTGCCTGGCATGTACTTTAACTCGTACGGCGTACCTTGTGCTACACCTCTGACACTCTTTTCCTTATTGAAAAGGACTTCATCCATTTCAAAACACAACTTGATAACATCTTCAAGTACCTCAGCAACAACTGTTTGACCAGCCTTAATCTGAGAATCGAATGCACCAAGCAGTGCCTGGACACCTTGACCAGTGATAACACTAGCGTCAATGTTTCCAGTTCTACCTTCAGGATATCGAGCACCGAGTCTTAATTCTGATTGGAGTGCTGATTGCTCCTGGAAAGTAGCAGCGGGAATATCCAAACGGACACGCCCAACACCATTAGGTTGATTTGTACGAATGATTGCATCAGGACCCATAGGCAGGTCGATAACATCATCAGGTACAACAAGAGGCGCTTGGATTGACTTTTCAGCGGCTTCCATAGCGAGGTTAGCAAAACGAGCACGTGCAAGTTGTACGAATAGAACATCGTCAAATTGTCCGCGTGGCTGACCATCCAGTGAAGGACGCTCTGCAATAACTACAGACATACGACCCATTGGGTTTGATGCCTGACTTAAAATTAAATCCTTGCGTGAAGGAACATACAGGATAATGTTGTTCTTATCCATATAGCGGATAACTTCAATTTCCTGGTTAAGATTCTGGTCCATACCAAACTGACCAAGGATTGCTCCAGCATATTCAGGGAAGTCATTAACGAGTTCACCCATGCTCTTGTTGTAACGCTTAGCGTAAGCAACCACGCGACCAAATCGGTCACGCTCATAGTAAGCACCAACTGGGTCTTCAACACGGATACGTGGAAGGTCGTTCTCCCAATCAGGCTCTACGTGGATAGGCAAGAAGCCGTAAGTAAAGTACTGGTCTGAACCTGGGTACATCTGAGTCTGCAAGCGTGATGTATAGACGTAGTTGTTTGCAATCATACTGCGCTTATCCGCAAATGTGCGGGCACGGTCAGATGTAACATTAGTTGTGGAGCAGTTGATTGAAGGTAGCGGTGCTAGAACTTCAGCCAAGTCGCGGGCTGCAACATCCACAAAGTTAGCAACCATGGCATGAGGCATGTCTGTAGGGAACATGTCAGGGAATACCTGAGCCATCTGTCCCTTACGTACTGCAAGGATGCTAGCCATTTTGCCGTCGCGCTCTACGGCGCGATGCTTCATGGCGTCTACACGCCGTGCAATAGTCTTGATGTCTGCCATTGTTATCCTATTCGTATTCGCCAAATTCATAATCGTTTACATTTACCATGTAACGAGTAGCCTCTTGGCGAGGTGTCGCCCACTTGTTTGGGATGTGACTTTGAGTAATTCTTGTAGTGCCGATGACTTCACGTGCGCGTAGTTCACAGAACCAGAGCGCCATTACGCAGTCTGTCTTACCTTTAGTGTCAGGCTTCCAGGTAATTAATTGCTGGATAAGAGCCTTTACGCCTTCTGAACCATCCTGTGAGGGAAGTTCCATCAGGTTATCATGATTGAATGTAGTGCCACGCATGGTCCCAAAGAGACCTGAGATAGCAGCCACACCGAATGATGTGTCCCATTTGTTTTTACCAGTAAACTGGCTTGAGAATTTTACACCCATAGAGGCTAGGTAGGTACGAAGTGTCTCATCCAAGGCGTAAGCCTTCTGGTGCGCGTTAATCTCAATACGCAGTTCATGAGGACGATACTTCTCACACCAATCCTCAATCAGTTTTTGAATCTTCTGAGGGGTAGGTTCTTGCATGTTCTCTACATCTAAAATATATCTTTTGCGAGTCTGGCGGTCAACCGTCATGATTACCGCTGCAGTGTTACCGCTCATCGCTGGGTCAAGACCCATGATGGTGTACCACTGACCCTGCTCAGCAGGATGTCCTGGTGTGCCTGGCTTTAGTTTGCCACGCTTGCGCATCCTGTTGACTGAACCTTGTACACACGCAGGCGGAAAGATGGAGTCTTCTTGGATGTCTTGCTGCTGATAAACCAATGCCCACGCACTCGGGGAAACCTCAGAGCGCCGCCTAAACAGCGCGGGCCCATTCCATTTAGGATAAAGACCGTTCTCATCAGGAAGGATACCCTCGTCAGAACCTTCCCAAGGAAGATTGGACTTGGGCCACAATGTAATCCATTTTTCTGGGTCATCGTCATACTCCAATACGGCAGGCATCGACATGTATGTAAAAGGAGTCTTGCCACCAGTCCAGTGTTCAGGATTCCTAATCTCACGGTATAGGTCATTCGAGGCAATACGTGTGCCTACAATCAGCAACTTACCTGAGTCACCGAGACGAGTGATTACGTCTCTCTGGAGCCAGAGGAGTTGCTTTTCCCATTCATGCGCGTTTGAAGTCGTAACAACGTCATCCAAGATGATGAGGTTGGAACGGGCGCCAGTAATCTGCCCACCAACTCCCAGCGCTTGCACCGTCGGGTCCTTCTCGGTAGAATCACGAGAAAGGTAAATCCTATCAGCCTTCCAAGTATCCGCATCTTCTTTCCATCCCCCAGCCGAGCCGTAGACGGCTTGCATCTTAGCCCAGCGTTCATGAGAGAGGCGCTGCTTGATGGAGTAGAGATACTCCTTAGCGCGCTCCTGAGTCTTGGAGACGATGGTAATCTTAATGTTCGGGTCCATGGCAATACGGTAGACACAGTAGTTGACTGTGATGACCGTAGACTTGGCATGCTCTGGTGGCACATTTACCAATAGTCGTTTCGGGCTGGCAGGCTCGTAGACCATTGAAGAGTGAATGTAACTTGGCTCACGGGATTCGATGATGTCAATCCAGGAACGGTGGTGAGGGAAAATGGGCGAGTCAAGGAACTCTTTCGAGAACTGCTCAAAGCCAATCTTATACTTGGCATCGCCTGTCACAATGCTGAGGGTCTTCTCACCCTCGGTGCGAGCCTTCTCAAGTTCCTTCATAAAGGCAGGGTCTTGACGCCATACCTTCATCACATCAGGCTTACGGTCAGCCCTGGCAATAGCATCATCCAGGCTGAGTCCCTGCTTGATGAACTCGATTACCTTAGATTTTGCCTCTCTCAAGGCTATCACATTGTGATGTTCTTTACCTTTGCCCGCTGCCATAACTCCCCTTATAAAAACCCTTATCTAGCAGGTTAATAAATCCCCTTTATCGCTCGGCTTGCTTTGGCAAGCCTCGCTAACCCCTTGGGTTCGTGGATGGCAATAAGCCATCCTCTCACACGAGATAGACTCACTATGTACTTTCCGTTCGTCTATATAGTATAACCCGTTCAAAAGCAAAAAGCGAACGGTGTGATATAAAGAATGTGACGGAAGTCACCCGTATATGTATTAAATACGGACATTTCGACACTGAGCATCCCGTAATACTGGAAAAATATTATGATGCGATAGTGTAATACTATGGCGGGACGCCATTAATAGCACTGGGGTCGCCATAGCGACACGAAGGTTTTTTCTGGGAAGAGTCTTTAGTCCATTGTCTTTTGCTTGCGCCTGGAGCGTATCTCCTGGCTTTTGGGGTGAGGGTTTTAAGCAAC